CGGGGGAGCTTGCAGAGATTATCGAGAGATTATTTAAGGTAGAACCTCCTAAGTTCAATTGGAAGCAGTATCTTAAAAGGTTTATTAACAACGCATCTAAAATTTATACTAAAAAGCTGCGTAGAAAATATAACAAAAGATACTCAGGTAATCCAGGTCTTAAGATAAAGCATAAAAATCATGTGCTTGTAGGTGTCGACACTTCAGGATCTGTAAGTAGTAAAGAACTGGTAGAGTTTATGAATGAGTTATGTCATATGCATAAAACTGGACACCAGATCACTGTAGTACAATGTGATACTAGCATTAAGAGTTTAATCCTAAAAAGAATTGGGAAATAAAAGGTAGAGGTGGCACATGCTTTCAGCCTGTTACAGATCATTACAATGACCCTAAAAACAAATACTCTGCTTTTATATGTCTTACTGATGGTGAAGCGCCTGATCCGGACAATTGTCCAAAGAACGCATTGTGGGTACATAGCTCACATTCTAGAATTAACAAAGAGTTGACTGGAATTAAAATTCAATTAAATTAATCAATTAAACAATATAATTATGAACCAAGTAAATTTAAATATTGATGAGCTGCAAGATTTTGTAGATCATATTATTACAAACAATCGTGTATTGCAATCACAAGGCAAAAAGCCTGTAGCAGTGGAGGTTGTAGGTGAGTCTGGTATTGGAAAGACTACATCTATTATGGACATGTCTAGGGCCCACAATCTAGACTTTGTAAAACTAAACCTAGCACAGATTGAGGAGTTAGGTGACCTTGTAGGTTTTCCTATAAAACAATTCCAAATGTGGACCACTAAAGATGGTAAGAAGATAGGTAAGTGGGTTGATGAGGTAGCAGTAAAAGATTATTCTAGTGATGGCTGGAAAACTACAGGTAAAAGCAAGATGTCATACAGTGCACCGGAGTGGATTGCGGACAAAAAAGCCGGTGGTGTTTTGCTTCTTGATGACTGGAACCGTGCTGATGTTAGGTTTATCCAAGCATGCATGGAGCTGGTAGATAGACAGCAGTATATATCTTGGACTCTTCCAAAAGACTGGCACATTATCTTGACTGCAAATCCTGATAATGGTGATTACATGGTAAACTCTGTTGATGCTGCTCAGAAGACTCGTTACATTACAGCAAACCTTAAGTTTGATATAAATGTGTGGGCTAGATGGGCTGAGGAAAATGGTATTGATACTCGTTGTATTAACTTTTTGTTGATGCATCCTGAGCTAGTTACACAAGAGACTAACGCACGTTCTATATCAACGTTCTTTAATGCTATATCAAGTATAAAAGTGTTTGAAGACCAGCTGCCGCTAATCCAAATGATTGGTGAGGGCTCTGTTGGTAATGAGTTTGCGTCTATGTTTACGACGTTTATTAATAACAAACTAGACAAACTAGTTACACCAAAGGATATAGTTCTTGGCAAAGAAGAGGAGGTACTACCTAAGTTAACTGAGTGTATAGGTAAGGGTGATAACTACAGAGCTGACATAGCAAGTCTTTTAGCTACCCGTATAGCCAATTTCTCCGTTGCATACTCAAAAACTGACACTGTAACGCAAAAAATGCAAGAGCGTCTCATTACGCTGTGCACGGGAAGCTATTTTACTAACGATTTAAAGTATCTTGTTGTCAGGACAATATTCAATGGAAATAAAGCGAAGTTTAACCAAATGATGATGAATCCGCATATCATCAAAATGACAATTAAATAA